CTATCTCAGCATATAAATCGCCTCAATTCATTTGAAGATGTTTCCCAGTCACGATCTTGGTTGCATTCTTTCACCAACCCTTCTTTCAAGCCTTAAGCTTAACAGCTTGTCCTCGATGTCATAAGCGAGGTCGTTGTCCCCCTCCTCTCTCGCTTCTTTAAGTTGGGTTTTTAGTTCTTGCTCTACGCGGTTCGATTCTGAGGACTTGTAATCATCTTCAAATGAATTGAGGCGATTTATATGCTGAGATAGCTTTTCCTCCAGTTGCCTGTTATGCTCAATTAGCATCTGATTGCGACTGTCAGACTTTTTTACCTGCCCATACAAATCGTTAATGCGCTCAAGTACCTTTGGATCGTCCGTTTCAACAAAATCAGAACGGCGCGGTCTCTTTGGCTGCTCCGGCTCCTGCTGGCCTTGTTCCTCAACCTCAACGCTAACAAGCTCCTCTTTCTCTGGCTCAATCTCAACGGCAACATCCTCTTTGCTATCGCCTCGCTTGAACTGATCAATTGCGCCAGCTAGTTTGTCCTCGGCCTCATTTATCTGGCCTTGGGCTTGCTCTGTGTACTGTACATCACTCATAGACTACCCCCAGGATATCTTCGTCTTGACACAAAAAGTACTCTTTATCTTGAATGTTGATCCAAGCCCCCGAATATTTGGCAAACATAACTTTTTTGCCTATCAAGGCGCCTACAGCCTCATCGGCCGTATGACCAACAGCTATAACAACGCCCTCTTCAGGGTTGTATCTATCTTGCGCTTGATCAGGTAGTATAATGGAGCCGATTTTCTCTTTCTTCTCACGACTCAAAAGAACCCTCGCAAATAAGGGTGTAAAAGGTAACTTATCCACTTGCTTTTTCCTTTCTTATGTTATACAATACAAACATTAGGTGTCGTTAAGGCTCCCGCTGCCCTCTCGGCGGGGGCTTTTCTTATGCTTGCAATGCGCGGAAAAATTCAGTGGTACCGCTAGTTGGCAATCCCAACTGAGATAAATATGTTCTTTCAATAGGCAGGGTCTCTTGCTCTATATCACGAAAAGCACCTGACTCACTCATTAAGTTTCTTTGTAGTTGGTTTAGATACCAGTCCTGAGTTGGTTGTCCGATTCCGCCTCCAAACGCTCCTTGCGTGGCGATGTACGATCTTTGCTGTAATGGGTCTAGCGTTCCAAACTCTTGGCCGCCAACATCTCTTTTGGCTAAACCAGCTGGTTGCTCTAAAGCCCCTGGCCTTTCTGGCACAAACTCCTCCTCAAGCCCCCCAAGGTCTGGCTCTGGCATCTCCACGGGAGTAGGCGCTTTTGGCTTTGGTCCCGTTCCAAAGATAGGATCAACCACTGAAGCTATAGCCCTATCCAGGCCCGCAATTTTAAATGGGTTTGTCCCCGTCTTAATACTTCTACCTATCTCTCTTCCTGGATTCTTGACAAAGCGCTTTATTTGTTTCCCTGGGTTTCTAAAAAACCTTCTCAAGCCTCTGAAAAAGAACTCAGGAGCGCCTGTCTCAGGGTTAAAGCTCTCGTAACCAGAGCCAACAACGTGAGTACGATAATCGCCACCTTGCTGCTCCATAGCCTTCTGAAACTTAGTTAGAAACTCTGGGTTAGAAAGGGCCACATCCCTTGGAATAACTACATCCCCAGGCGTCACATGAGCCATAAGCGCATCACCGCCGCGCCCCATAGCTCCCATTACATTGGTCATTTGTTCTCTCATGTCTATATGATACCCTCTATTTAATATCTGTCAAATTTATCTACCTTGGCGCGTCTAAACGAACTCGTTCAAGAACCCCCTCTCCAGGTAATTCTCCAGCTCCTTCAAAACCTCCGCCTGTCCCCGGTACCGCTCCACTTTCTCCAGGGGGCAAATCAACATATTCTCCTCCCAGTTGAAGCTCGTCCGCAAGTGCTTCAACAAGTGCTGCGTCTCCTCCCTCCGCGTCCAAAGTATCCAACTGTCCTTGTCCATCAGGTATAACTCCGTTTTTTTGTCCATATAAATAAGCTACATGTTTTTGTTTATGAAGCATAATTGCTTGCAAACTCTCCTCGGTAATGCTCATGTCGCCCGATTCTTGCTCTTGTTGAGCAAAGCCCTGCAGGAGTTCATCTATAACGCGGAGATGCTCCTCATGGTCCTGATCTGGAAATACGTCAAATAGCGGCCTATCTTGGGGCGGCAGCATAAAGAATACGTTTTCTTGGTGCTGATTATCTATTCTTTCTGGCTCCTGCTGCTGAGGCTTAGGCAGTAACTCGTCAATATCCTCTGCCTCGATAGACTCCAAAACCTGCTTCGTAGCCGTGTACATTGCATTGGGGTCATTTGCCATCAACGGATTTGAGGAGGCTATCTGGTAAATACTTTGCGCTTTAGCCATCTTCTGTTGTTTCGTTACAGACCTCGGATCTAGAATAGGATAAATGCGCGTAGCCTTCTCAAAGTCTTCGGCCTTTATAGAGATCCTTTCATCTTCGTACGTAAAGGTCTCAACCTGCAACGCATTCTTTTGAGCTATTCTGTAAATCTTATCAAGCTCACTTTCCATGCTAAGAGCCAGATTCTCCATGATTGAACTAGGCAACTGAAGTGACTGCTCAAGCATTGTAAGAATAGTCATTGGTTGGTAAACCTTAGATACATCTCCGCTAACCGCCTCGGTGGTATTGGCTAGCCTCTGAATCGTTGACTGCATAAACTCAATTAGACCAACGTATGCAGGATTAGGGCCGGGAAATTGCATTTGATATATTGAGCTGCGCAAGTCGTTGGCTGTCCTGGGCACTTTATGAAAAGCCCCTATGGGAAACTCAACTTCACCACCCTTAATACCGGCGCTTTCAGCAATAAAGCCACCCATGTTGCCACTATTAGCTAAAGCCCCTGCATCAAGTGAGTTTCGAAGCTGCTGGTTAAGTGCTTGGTTGAGGTCACCTATTAAATGTCCATATCCAAAACCATAAAACCCATCAGTGTTATCAATAAACGAGTAATGCGTATAGTGCTCGATTGGCGTTTTATCTTCGTCGTTAATATCATAACGAGCCGATATGCGTAATACCTTTTTACTATTCTCATCAATCCATTGAATTATTGGCTCTTCAATCCCATCGCCATCTAAATCGTAGTACGTGTGCTGCTCTAGTATCGACACACTTCTGCCGTCATCTTGGTAAGTCGGCGTGACGCCCTCAGCCTCGTTCTCGGTTGCTGTCATGTCACTGGCGGTTCGGTCTAGGTTTTCCGAAACTTCAGGCATATGACTAAAGAATCCAGACTGGTACAGCTTTGCGGCCTTGTTTATATCCATCGTTATGCGTTGAGTGGAGCGATAAACATCCGATAACTCACGTGGGCCTTTGCCGTAGTTTACAATAAAGTCTTGAGCACGCACCCTCTCAACAACAGGCATTCCTGTGGCGGGGTCTTCATAAGTCTTACTAAAATCACTACCCCACAACGGAGCCGCCAGCAGCATTCTTTTTTTATCGCGCTTATAACGTCGCATTTTAAAATTGAGCAGATAGTTCATCCACTTGCCAACCTTGTCCGCCCTTTCGGTCTCCTCAGAGGTTACATCTCCCATAGAAGAGGTGGCAACAAACGAACGTTGGGGAAAGATGGCCTTGTAGGACCTCGCCTGAAACCCAAGGCAAGATTCGGTTAAGAGCGGGATTCGGCCATCTGACCCCGTAAAGTTATCGCCAAAGTTGTTGTCGTATACATCAAGTTGATGATAAAGGCTAAGGTAATCTTCGTGCTTTTGTTTCCACTCGGAGCGACTTTCGTCGTCCTCCTCGGTGTGCTCGTAGGCCTTCTGCCCAAGCTTTTTCAGCTCGGAGTCATCAAACTCAAGGGCGATGTTTGTATTGTCCTTTCTCAAGACCTTAATTTTAGATTTCTTGTTCGTGCGTGCCATTAAAACCTAACCTTTCTAAGTATTTATCTAAAGTTGGCGCTGCTCTCTCCGCTTCCCTCTCCTGCTCCTCCAGAAACCGCTTGTGAGCCAACTTATTGCGCCACACCCACGGAATCATGCCATCCCCGTGTATTGTAAGGTTAAGCGACGCTCTTTGAAAGTAATAGTTTCTAAACTCCTGCAACTGAGCTAAAAACTGTCCCTCTGTCCAAAAAGTACGCTCCTTTTTTTGATCCCCGTAGGTTTCAACGTCAATAGTTATTTCTTCGTACTTTAGTCTACCATCTTCTTTCTTTTCTTTCAAATTTGGCTTCTTGTAATAACAACAGTCATAGCCGTACAGGTCCATATTCTTAAACCCAAGCCCCTCTAAAACCGATATTCCACGAGTCGCTGTTGCGGAGCCGCCCATAATCAAGCAGTCCCCGTTACTTAAAAACTCATGCTCATTTGCACCAACCGCAACATGATATCCTATTACCTTATGCCCCCTCTCAACCAGTCTCGTTGCCACATCAGGATCAACCATAGAGGCGACAAAGACCAAAGAATCTGGGTGTATATCATCGATAAAATCGCCAACATGAGACCTCGGATCAAGCAGTATAACGGCCCAAGGGATTATATTGGCCGCCTGGAGTTCCTTTAGAGCGTGCTTAACAGCAACGATCTTTGTGCCCTTATTGTAGTGCCTCCTTATCTCCACTGGGTCCAGTGACGGGCCCGCACTACATATAACTATGCTTTCGTCCGTCTCTTTACACTGCTTATACCAGTGCTTAATAATTCTAGTGTTTTGCTGAATGTGGTCACGTATCTTTTCTTTATCTACGCAGTTTTTGGTTTTTATGTGAATGTCATTTATGTTGGTGCTGCCGTTAACACCGGTGACCTTCTGCTTCAACTCCTCCTTATCTTGTGGCCCCTTAGATCGTGACTGGGAAACACTAGAATTATTAAG